CCGGATATTCAAATCTAAACACCTGCCAATCACCTTTTATTTCAAGGTCGAGATTGTCATTCAGATATGTTTCGATTGCTGCATGTATTTTGTGCAGTTTCTTTTTGCTCTTTCCCAGTATCACCATGTCGTCCATGTATCGCATGTAATGTTCTGCACGGAGTTCCTCTTTGATGTAGTGGTCGAGTGCTTTCAAGTAAAAATTGCCGAACCATTGTGATGTGAAATATCCCAACGGAACGCCTTTTCGCATCTCCTCAATAATTTCTTTCAGTTCATCAAACATCGCTCCTGTGATGCCGATTTCCTGCAATATCTCCAACGCTCCGGAGATGTCGTCAAATGCTATGCATCCGACAAGCGTTTTCGTCTGCTCTGCATCTATCTCAACACCTGCATCCGTCAAAATCTTTGCAACGAGTGCTATTTTGTCATGTTCAATCAGTATGCAGAGTAATCTATAAAACCGTTTATCTCGAATTACCTCTTTGAGTTTCCTTTTGAGGATTCTCCGGTTTATGGATTCAAAGAAATGGTGAACATCCATCTTGAGAACAAAGAATTTCTTTCCGTCGTAGGAATCAAGCCATTTTCTCATGTACTTCTTTCCGTAATGAACACCCCTGTCCGGAATGCTCCCGCATGAAAATTCATACAATCCATTCATCACAATCGGTTTGAACTGACCTATTGCACAATGATGAATAACCTGCTCATATTTGTAATGCGGTTTCAATATACGGCGTGTTTTCTTGCTGCTGCTCTCGTTGATGATGCTCGGTTTGTGATAGTCCGGAATGAACAACTCCTCTGTCAACATCTTTTTCAAGAGTTCTGTGTGTTCATCGAGGTTCTCTAATACCTCCCGCACATCATTCCTGTTCTTTTTCTTTTTGGATGCATTTATAAAACACTGTTTTATGTAGTCGTCTTGTAACATTGGTTCATATAGGTTGTTGTAACTTCTCATATAGTATTTTCTTATCTCCTATCGGTTTTTGTGCGGATGCTTACTCAACCGACCCTATATCCGGAATGATTTTCGCCTTGTGGCGTGGGATATAGGCTGCATTTGATTAAACGCTCCGATATGAGAAGAAATTGGACGCACCGATGTTCCAGTTCGCATTGCCCGCAGAATTGTTCAAATTCAAGTAATCCGCACCGCAGTTCTCGCCATTGTTACAGTTACCGCCGACAAGGGCGACCGCAGGGAGCAGGAACACCGCCCGACACCGCACCCTATATCCCTATATTCATTTTTCTAAAAACGACCACACCGCCTAACGGCGGGAATAGCGGAGGCGTTCCCCCTCCGTTCCTCCCCCTGCTGCTTACGCAGCGATAGGCTGTTCTAAGAAAACGGACGCACCGAAGCCCCAGTGCGCAACGCCCGCAGAATTGTTCAAAGCCAAGCAATCCGCACCGCAGCTCTCGCCACTGTTACAGGCACCGCCGACAAGGGCGACCGCAGGAATTCCGGCATTCCACCAAAAATAGTCACATGTGTATGTGCTACTGCTGCCACCTATTGAATTGACAATGCGTCCGAATCTGCTTGACTTTGTTCCTTTCTGATAACCGTTGCCGGATGATGTGAATGTGATTCCGACCTTTTCAAAGTCCTTTCCTGTCAGATTGTACGGTGGTGTCATCTTTGCAAGGATTTCACCGCCTACCATCAACAGACCGTTGATTCTATCCCAACGGTTGCCCCACGGTTTTTCCATGTAGAACACTTTGACCTCATGTGTTGTGTCGTTATATCCGAAAAACTGTCCTTTGTCCTTGAGTGTTCCGGTTGCAAGATGCCCGTAATTCTGTGATGCGTCGTTCACATATCCGGATGTCTGACCCTGTCCGAATGCAGTCTGTGAATTGTCTGTCTTTGACATAATCTTGAGCATACAATTCAACAGGTTTCGTTTGCTCCATGAGCCGATATTCCATCCCGCACCGTTTGCCTTTGCTCTTGCAATCTCTGTTGATGCGTTTGTGTTATACATGAGTGCCTGTCCTGCAAGTGAGCGGATGCGTGTTCCATCATACGAACCGCCAAACATCGGGAAATAGAGTTTGTCCGCATGTGAACCGTCCTCTCTGACATATGCGTCATCGTTGTATGATTCATCGTACTGGACGTTTGAAATAATCATGTACTCATAGTTTCCGATTTCAAACTGTGAGAGCCAAATCTTGCCCTTGTCACCGCTGCCATCGAATACACTCATTGCATTTCCTCCGTATGCCGTGTTTGAGACATCGGATGCCGTTTTTCCGTCTGCTTTCTTTGTGTGGTCGTTCGGGTCGAGTTTATAATCTTCTGTACCGTCATATTTGACCATTGCCGGATAATTGTTCTTTACAAAAAAGACGTTTCCCCAGTCTCCAAAATCGAACCGTCCGGCAGAATAATTCATCGCAGCGGGTGTCATTCCCACCGCATCGAAAAGATATGTGCATCGTGTCGCCGGATTGCTGTCATTTTTGTTGATTTTCATTCCGTAACGCTTTACACCCTTTATTCTTACATCTTCCCCGACTGCTGCCAGTATAGCGTTTGTATTCGCATATGTGCGGTCGAGTGTGTCTTTGTCTGCTACTTTTACAATTAAGTCTCCGCTTGCCATTTTTTACGCCTCCCTTATCGTCAAAATTCCATCCTCAACCGTGAGGACACATGATTTCTTTGTGACGGTGTCAACCATAGTGTTGAGACCGTTCACAATGCCTTGACACGCTTTTGCTGCTGCACTCGCTGTCGACGCTGCATTGTTTGCCGTTGCTGCTGCACCGTTTGCACTGTTCGTCGCCTCTGTCATGTTCTTGCTGAAATTGTTCACGGTGTTCATATATCCCTGTGTCAATGTCAGTATTTCCTCATAACGGGCATTGTTGACGATAATCGGCAGGTCAAAGAATTTCTTTTTACCATCTCCCTGTCTGATTTGATAATGACCGGATGCATCAAGTTCAACTCCGATTTCTCTTTCCTTGAGAATCAGAGTGTCCTCAACTGCTTTCCAGTCTGCCGTTGTTCCGGTGCATGGTCTGATTGCTGCCATTGTTCAACCTCCTTTGCTCCGTGATTATGGAATATATCACACAATCACTCCTTTGTGTTCGTTTCGCCGTCTGTTTCCAGTATCGTGGAATTATACTGCTAATTGTCGGGAGGTCGGCGTTCCTCCGTCAAAATCAACACCCTCATTCGCATTTCTGACCTGTGGTGTTGCTCCATCAATGAAAATCGGTGTCACTGTTCGCAGATACGGTGTTTCGCCGTCACAATCAAGATACATGCTCGAATATAAAGCCTCGGCACGGTTGAAATAGTCCTGCACACTCTCAAGGATTTTCTCTGCTGATGCAAGCAGTGAATTTTGAATCGTGTCATCAATATCCTTTTTGTCCTGCTCGACCTGTTTCTTTGCCTCTGCAACTGCTGTCTGCATCTGTGACACATCCTGTCGAATCTGTGTCGCCGTGTTCAATGTCGCCTCAAGCTGCTCTTGATTCTGCAATGCGTCCTCTGCCCGCTCTGTTACCTCTTTGCAGGCTGTTGTCGCCCTCTTGGATTCATCCGTTGCATCGTTCGTATTCTTGACCGCCTGTGAGGTGTCCTGCTGCCTCTGCTGCTCCTGTTGGATGCGGGTGTTCTCATTTTCCTGTCGCTTATTTTCTGCCGTCACCCTTGCCTGTTCCGCTTTCACTCTCGCATTCTCTGCGGTCACTCTTGCGGATTCCGCTTTCTTGACTGCTGCATCTGTGTCATCAATATTCTTGATGTGTCCTGCAATCCGGTTCTCAAGGTCTGTGAACTCATTCGTTGACAAGATAGCATTTTCATTCCTCTGTGACGGTTCAATCTCCATTGTGAATGATGCGGATGTGATAACCTGTGAATCATCGCTTGTCCGGATTTCAATGTCGCAATACGCCGTTCCGGAGGCTGCAAGTGCTTGATTCGTCAATTCGACTGTCACATCCGAACCGGAATATGAACATGTGTTATACACATGCTTTCCGTCCGGCTTTGTGATGTTGATGACCGCTCTCGCACCCGTCGGGATTGCGTACGGTTCACCGTTGTTGAGCAGTCTTGCGACAATGAATCGTGTTGCCTTGTCTCCCTGCTTTGCAGATACCAAATATCTTTTGGTGTCTCCGGACATTTCAAGATTGATGTTCGTTGTCAGTTTCGTCAATGCTGCCATGCTCTCACCTCCTCTCGGTGTTTACTTCTTATTCCTCCGGATTCTCCGGTTCATCCTGCTCCGGATGCTCCTCGTCCGGTTCTGTTTTCAGAACTCTCTTTGCTGCTTTCTTTGCCTTTTCAAGTTCCTCGTTTTTTTCTGCCATCATTGTATTTGTTGAGTTTATGAGTTCAATCTTTGCCTCACTCCTTACCTCTGCCAGTACGGAGGACAAAACTCCGTCCATGATGCACGGAGGCAATGCATGTCTTTTCTGTATCGTCTCCATGGCGTTGAGGATTTCTCCCTTTGCACATTCAATTCTTACTGCAAGCGGTGTATTCATGATTATTCCTCCTTTGCTGCCTGTGTCGCTGTTTGTGCTGCAAGCAGCATGTCAAGTTTCTTGTCAATACTCTGCAAGAGTTCCGTGTTTGTCTCCTCTGCTGATTCTCTTATCACAACCGCTGCTGTCTCGTTTGGTCTTGAGTTGTCGGCAGCATCTTCCGGAATTTTATACTCCGGTTCTGCTGCTCGTTTGACTTCCTCTGTCTGAATATTTTCGTCATTCATCTGCATTTCTTTTCCTCCTGTTTTATCCATTGCTCCATGTTCCGGACACTAATATTCCTCTTTTGAACTCAAGCGTCGCCGTTGACCACTTTGCAAGTTTCCCGTCGCTGCCTACTTCTAAAGGTTGTTTGAATGTTAGTGTTCCACTTATTGAGCCATCCTCAAAACTTACATTCCTTAATGTGAAGAAATGCATGTTGATGTCTGCTCCCGCATGTAGCATATTCGCCTCGTAATTTCCACATTGCTGTGTGCAGTACGACCATTTCATCGTGTACACATCTGCATTCTGCGATTCTTTATTTGACCATGACATATATGCAGTGTTGTACTCAATATCGAATACAAGTCCTCTCTGACTGTCATTGTCTTTCATGGTATTCGTTCCGATTTTTCCGACATAATTTCCGTCACGGTAAAAATGTTCGCCGTTGTAATCGAATCGAGTTCTTTTTGTGTTGTCTGTGATAGTTCCTGTGTACATCGTGATTCCGGTTGAATCAAACTGCATGTACGAACTGCCGTTATTGAATGCAACTCGGACATTGTATGCGTTCTGTGTGATTAGTGTTCCGAAATCATCGCTGTTCACTTTTTTGTTGACCTCGGAGGTTATTTCCTCCGCAGTCACTTGAATCTTTGCATCCGCATACAATGAATACAATCCTAATATCTCAATATCTGTGATATACACGGGTGCGTTCTGTGTGTATGCGTAAATGTAAATATATTTCGTTCCCTCTGATACCGTGATTTCACGTTCAATCGTCGTGAACTCTTTGCTCTTTAGCGTTCCGGAGGATGTCGTTGAATAACTTCCCAACGCCCCCACCTGCACCCTTGCCGTGTTTTCGTACCCTGCTGCTGTTGCTGCCTTATATCTCACACGGTACGTTCCCGCAGGTAACTTTCCCAGTGTTTGCCGTATATAGGAACTGGTCGTTGATGTTTTCAGTATTTTTGCAACCGTACCCAAACCGGACACATCCATCACGGAGTTGTTTGTCTCGTCATTGTTGTACCAATTATCATCAAACCCGTTTGAAAAATCTCCGTTCACAACATAGTTGTGCATCGAATTTTCCTCCACATGTTTGACCTCTTGTGAGATTTCATCCTTTGTCGCTTTTATCAACGAATCCATCTCGACCTGCGTATAATAATTTTTCAGTTTATAGGAAACGCCCTCCTCAATAGCCTCTTTTGATGCCGTGATTTTGGTTTCTATTTCCTCCGTGGTCGAATAACTCTCAAGGATTTTCTTTGTCGCCCTGTTTGAGATGGAGACCGCCTCCTCCGTGGCTGCTGCCGTCTCCTCTTTCTGAATCTCTGCGAATGTCTTTCTCGCATTGGAAATCTCAACCGTGTTCTTTTCCGGCGATTCCGGATATTCTGTGATTTTGACAATCCTCTGCTTTTCCCTCGTCCTCGTTTTCTTTGACACAAGTGTGACCGTGTCTCCGATTCCGTATGAGAGAATGTCTTTGTATTCCTCTGACGCTTTCGCAAGGTCGACCACCTCTGCGGTGTATGCCTTGTATGGTCTTGACATTTCCTCAATCTTTGCTGTCGCATCCTCAATCAGACTTGTGGTATTGGTATATCTTTCGTCTTTCCAAACATACGCCTTGATTTTGGAACTGTACTGAAAATTGTCGATGTAATCTTTTCCGGTCAACCATTCCGGTGTGATGCCGTCCTTGCCTATCGGATAGATTCTTGTGTAAAAATCGTATGTGTCCGACTTCAATGATATTTTCCGGAGGTTCAACCCCTCCATGAAATAACACCCTTTGTCGCTGCCTATCCGGTCATATATGTCGATTGTCTTTGTCAGTGAATGGATGATGCACTCGCAGCGGTATGTTGTGAGGCACTTTTGCAGGACATCCCATGCGGTGACACTCTCCTGCTCGTCGATGGTTCTTTTCTTTGTGACGGTACATATTCCGACATGCCATCCCGTACCCTCAAATGCAAACTCAAGACATGCCTTGATTGTCTGCTCCTGTGATTCAAAACCATACGGGAACGCTGTTCCCTCCAACTCCTCGACATTGAGAACTGCTGTGTATTTGTTGAATTGTTCTCCCTTTTCAACCGCTTTGATGACATATTCGTCCGTTTTGGTGTGTATATAATATTCTTCTTTTAACAGGTCAGCCAACGCTCCCGCTGCCGGATAACTGAACGACAACTCTTTGTCTCCGGAATCCAGTGTCGTGGTGATTTCCCTGTCCTTGAATCCGGACAATGTTCCGATTCTTTTCTTTTTGTCGTTAAAAATCTGCAATGCTCTCACCTCCTAAATCCACATAGGCGTGTATCTGATAGTCACTCTCGCCTTTGTGTTGGAGAATGTGAGTGCTGTTTCTCCGGTCTTTAATACCGGAAACGTCCACATGTTCACCTTGTCGAATGCATTTGCCCCGTCGATTGTCACAAGTCCTGTCTTTGCATCTATCACAACCGTCTTTCCTGCTGCCAAACTCTCAATGATGATGTCATCCTCTCCCAGTCCGGTGATTGTGTAATTCGTCAAGGCACTCTTTGCATATACCTCCACAACGCACGGAGCGTCTCTTGTCCCCACTTTATAGAACGATGCGGAGGTTTTCCCGTCGAATGTGATTGAGAGGTCGTCATCGACGAAAAAGCCGTCAAATTCGAGGTTTACAATGTATCTCTGTTTTACATTCTTTTTTTTGTAGTCATTTGTTGTGATGAATCCGATGTATGTTCCTTTGTAGCCGTCGAGTTCCATCTTGCAAGCCTTTGTGAAATTGCTCATGAACTCCGATGCAGCACGGATGATGTTGTTCCTGTCCTTGCCTTTGAAATATATTGACAGTTTCAAATGACCCATCTGAACCTCTGTCTCAAATTCCGTCGGCAGTGCTGCACTCGTCAGCCATTCATAAGAATTTGAAAAAGATGGAGGCTGCACATCGGCGGTCAACTGCTTTGCATCGTATTTCTTGATGTCTATTCCGTTTATTTTCATCGCCCTGTTTTACCTCCCTTTTCGCTTATTTATTACCATTTCCGCATCAACCTTTGACACGGTTCTGCTTGCTATTTCGTCGCCGTCAATGTATGTGTGATTCGTTACATACACAACTTGCGATTTCTGTACTGCATCCAGTTTCTTGTCAAGGATGCTGTTCAATTTGTTGTAAAATTCCGCAAGAGGCAATATTGCCTCGTCTCCTGCCTCGCCTCCTACCATGAGACTGTTTCCGTTGATTCCGAACACGGTCGGATTCGTCATGATACCGCCGTTTTTGTACCATTCAATCGAGAATGACGGGAGTGAACCTTTTCCTCCGATTCCGTATGGTGCTTTTCCTCCGTTTACACTGATGTGTGGGAGGTTCAAATGTGGCAATGACCACTTGAAATTGAACACGCCCTTGATTTTCTCAATCACGCTCGAAACAGTAGACTTTGCACTTTCTAATTTTGACGAAAATGCACCCTTGATGTCGTCAAGCACCGATGACACGGTTGACTTTGCTGCTCCCATTTTTGAGGAAAACGCCGACTTGATACTGTCGAGTTTTCCACCCGTCAGAGTGTTCGCCGTACCCATGAGAGAGTTCATCGTGTCCTTTACGCCTGTGAATGTAGCAGACACGATTCCCTTGATTCCCCCGCCTTTTTCACTGTATGCGGATTTCATGTTGTTTAGTTTCGTTGACACATTGGACTTTGCCGTCTCCATGAGTGAGGTTGCCTTGTCCTTTATATTCGTGAAATCCGTTGACCATTTCGTTTTTATCTCCGAAACTTTTGAGGAGAATCCGGACTTGATTTCCGTCAATTTATTCGATGCATTGTTTTTCCATTCGGTCATTTTATTCGTGACCGTGGTTTTCATATTCTCCCAACCTGTCGAAACATTGGACTTGATGTCTGAAACCTTTGTTGAGAAATTCGTCTTTATTTCATTCAGTTTGTTTGATGCATTGGTTTTCCATTCCGTCATTTTTGTTGTGACGGAGGTTTTCATATTCTCCCAACCCTCGGAAACTTTTGTTTTGATTTCCGATGTCTTTTCAGAGAATTTTGATTTGATTTCAGAGAGTTTTCCTCCGGATAAATTATCAACGAATGTAAATCCTGCTGAATAATATCCTTTGATTCCCTCCCATCCGGCAGCAACAACGCCCTTGATACCGCCTCCGTTTTCTTCATAGGCGGTTTTCATGTTCCCCAGTTTTTCCTTTGCCGTTTCGGTCGCTGCCGACATGACATTGTGAACCGTGTCCTTTACGCCGTTGAATACTTTCGATGCAGCTTGTCCTATTGTGCTATTTTTTATGTTGTCACCGATTTCCTTGACCTTATTCGTGACCGCCTCTTTCGCTTTCGTGAATGCTCCCGTGATGGTCTCTTTGATTGCATTGAATTTTTCTTTGATGTTGCCCCACAATTCGGACAGTTTTTCTTTGACCTTATCCCAATTTTTATATAGTGCGACACCTGCTGCAATCAGTCCGGCAATCAGTGTCACAATCAAAATAATCGGACACAAGTTCATAACTGCATTGAGTGCCGTTTGTGCCACCGTCATTCCTCCGGTTGTTGCCGTGGCTGCTGTTGTAGCTGCCGTATGTGCTGCCGTGGCTGCTGTTCCTGCCGTATCTGCTGCCGTTCCTGCTGCCGTGGCTGCTGTCTTTGCCGTAATCTTTGCGATTATCTTTGCAGCTCCGGACACAAATTTCTGTCCGGTCGTTACCGTGTCAGAGATTCCCTTTGCCACTTTTCCGAATCCGATTGACAACGGACCGATAGCAGCGACCACAAGACCAACTTTGAGAACTGTTTCTTGCTGTGCCGGAGAGAGCGACGTGAACCATTGTGTCAACTCTTGAATCTTTCCGGTCAATTTTTCAATCATAGGTGCTGCGGATGTCTGTGCTGTGGATGCCAGTGTCGACAACGCCAGTTTTGCGTTGTTCATCGCAACCTTTGCATTGTCAATCGGGTCGAGTGTTCCGTTGTAGGTGTCCTCGACTGTTGAACCGTATTCCTCCATTGATGACGAAAGACTGGTGAGGTCAATTCTGTTTTCACGAATTGCCTTTGTCATTTCCGCAGCACCTTTTTTTCCAAACAATTCCGTTGCAATCTGCATCGCCTCGGTCTCTGTTTTTGCGTTCTTGATGCTGCCG